GCCCACCCCTACGGCATTGACGACCGAGCGCAAAGGTTGTACTCCCGCATCGTGGCCGATCAAGCGCTTATCCAGCGCCTCTACGCCCGCATCGAGGCTCCCAAAACGCAATGAGCAAAGCACAAAGCAACCCAAGCAACTCACGTCTGAGAGAACGGCTGAGAGCGTATGCCGCAAACTTTTACGGCATTGACGACCGAGACCGAGCGAGCGCGGGGCTGCTCCAAGCACTTTACGCCCGCATAGAGGCGGATCGCGCGATTATTGAGAACCTTGAAGCCAGTGTACAGGTGCTGCAAGCGGTCGGTAAAGCCCGCCTAAACCCCGGACAGAAAAGGAAACCCAATGTCTAAACCATGCATAGAACGCGATCTCGACTTCGCCCGCGCCGAAGTGGCCGTGCTGCGCGCCCGCATAGAGGCCTATCGCGCGATTATTGAGAGCCTGGAAGCCCGTGTACAGGAGAGCCTTGAAGCCCGTGACAGGGCCCGCCTAGAGGCCCGGCAGTGGCTGAGCGCCCGGCTCGGCGGAGCTTGTGGACAATCATGATGAGCGAAAAGATCATGGACAATCCAAGCAACTGCCCGCTTTGCGGGTCACCCCTAGTCTGCTGGCCGCTTTCGGACAACGGAATGACTGGCATTTTCGTCGGGGTAGAGGTGATGTGTAAGTCCTTAAATTGCGACTGGCGTCGCGTCCTGCGGCCCTATCACATCGCCGAGGCTGCCGTGGTTGCATATCGCGTCGCGCGACGGTGCAATTGGACTCAGGCACCGTCCGACGACGAGCGAGCGGAGTGATTCGGATCTGTTGCCGGCACTTCTACCCGCTCGACCAGGACGGACAGTGTCGGTTCTGCCGGCGCCGCGACGACACCAACGTCGTGATCCACCTGCACCAAGGGCTCATCCACAGCGCGTCCGCGTCATGGCCGGCTGACATATCTGACGCCGACGACGCTTACCTGGACTTCGAGGAACTCGCCGAGTTAGAGCAGTTCGATCGCTTGCGAGACGACGGATTCGTCTCGCATCCAATTTTCAGAAGAGACGCCGTATTCATGAAGTTTGTCCAGGTCATCCAACAAAAGAGGGAGTGGCTTCAGACGTTTCATGGCCTCTGGGGAGCACTCAAAGAAGTTGACAAACGCCTCTCCGCCAGCCTCGGCGCCATCGGCCGATGTGAGGCAGATTATTCGTGCGGCCATCGGAGCGGCAGCCCGCAACATTGCGCTGAGGTTATCCTGCAAGGCGGCCTCGTCGATGATGAGCAGTGAAGTGGTACCACCACGGAGGCTACTAGCCGCGGCGTTCTGCGCCACCGCTTCAATGACAGACCTGGACGAGTGCAGTTTTGGAGTCGCGGTCGATCGAAACGAGATCCGTTTCGCTGGCTTGTCTGATATCTCCAAGGCCTCCTGAAGCCACGGCGGCATCCTCGAGAACGGAACGCGGATCTTCTCGTAGAGTAGTGTCTCCGCCTCTTCCTGCGTCGCCTTGGAAATCTGAACCTTCTGGTTCCGGTTGAAGGCCGCAAGGTGGAACGCATAGGCCATGGTGGCCGTGGTCATAAAGACTTGGCGGGACTTCTGGATGCCACACACTTCGTGCCGATTGAACAGTCCGAAGACCTGGGCCAGATACGCCCACGTCGGGAACGGCTTTTCGGACCCATCCCCCTTCTCGCGCTCGTCGGTCGTGACCCACACATAGGACGGCTTACCGTCCTTGCGCTTCGTGGTCGGGTCGATCGCCGTCAGGAACCCAGTCGCTGACTTCGCCCACCGACCAAGGAGGGTTTGTCGCCACTCGTCCAACCGGGCCGCCGGCAAGTCGACGTCGATGTACTCAACGTTACCCTCCATCGCGGATCCTTTGGTGCCTGGCCTCGATGTCCCGAATCGCCCGGGCGCTCTGTTCTTGCGAGAGCAGATCCTTCTGGTAGATCTTCAAAACTTGCGCGAGCCATGTTCCGACCGGCATTTGCTCTCCCGCGGCCCTCGCGCACGCCCAGTCGAGCGCGTCGCCGGCCTCTGTCTCGAGGTCCGCGAACAGCATGAGGATCATCGTTTGCGCGGCCTGCGGCCCCAGTCCAATTGCCCCGGCGAAAGTTTTGAACCAATGCGTCCAGGCTGTCGTGACCATAGTACCTCGCCGCTGATATAGCGGCACACCCGCAAGGAAACGCCCACTGACTTCCGGCGTCGGACGCTGCCGGCTGCGAGGGAGACGCGTTGAGGAAGGATGTCTAGCCACGGCACGGCCCATGGCCCCCACAAGGGCCTGTATACGCTTCGTGCTAGCCAAAGCGGAAGCCTCGTATGCGGACGATGGATCTTCAGTTGGAGGCGCAGGGACGTCACCGCTATTCCCATGATCCACGCCAGCCCCTTGATGTCGTTCACCCGGGCCAGGATCCCCTTCAGGTCCCCGTAATACAGGACCGGGAGCTGTGAAATCTTCTTCCACTGCCGGCTCCCAAGCTCCTTGATCTGCGCCTCCGCTTTCGTGAGGCAGCCCTCGCACATCATGTAAGCCCTGGCCCGATCCGTCGGGATGCATTTCTGTCCGCACTCCGGCGCCTGGCACGTGAGCACTCACCGCCCCCTACAGTTCATCGTCGGAGTCAGGCGTCGGGGAGAGCTGCCAGTTCGCCACGCAGGCGTCGGGTGAGAGCTGCCAGTTCGCCACGACGCGCTCGATGGTCTTGAGGTTGTCCTCGATGATCCGCTCCGGCGTCTCGCGGGCCTCGTCGAGCCTTCGCTGTCGCTCGAACTCGATCTCTCCACGCAGCCCCAGGAGGCATTGGGCGCCACCGCGGTACCACTCGATCGGCTTGGCCCGCTCGTCCTTGTCCGACTGAAGGAGGCAGGCGTTCTGAAGGTTGCCGTGCGTCCTGTCGATGATGCCGAGAATGGCCAAGAAGGTTTGATCGTCAAACGTCGGCTCGCTGAGGTCTCGTCTCGATTGTGTCATGCGAAATGGTAACACGAGCGACGTGCACGAAGCGCCCCGACTCGTGTTTCATGCAGTGCCACTTGAGACGGATCACCACCGGGCCCGCGATCTCCACGGGAACCATGCGAGCCGGGACCCGTCGATGCTATCAGAACGGCTGAGTCGAGGTTCCGAGGCCGCCGAGGTCGCCGGATGTTCCGGGCTCAATCTGCGCGTTCTGCGAGTCGTGGCCTTCGTCCTCAAGGGGAACGGAAGGATCCTGCGAGGGCGCCAGCGCCTCAGCCTGGGCCCGCATCTCCTCGACCTTGGCGGCGTTGACCACTGCGGCGTTCCCGGATTCGGTGATGACTGACCCGATCCCTGGAATCCCGCTCTCGCGCCACCACATCGCAAGAACGTTCCGGGCCTCGGGCGGCGCCAGCATCCTCGATCCGTTCGCCACCGAAAAGAACTTCTCGAAGAAGGCCATCCGCTCGCCGCGGTTCACGGCCTGAGTGGCGCCCTGGAAGTTGTAGTCCTGGTCAAGCGCCAGCAGGAGTTTCTCTCGCGGGACGCTCCGAAGCGCGTCGATGCCGAGATCGCGCCCGGACGTGTTGACCCGGTCGTCTGCCGACACGTGATCTCGCAAGAGGAAAAGGATCTGATGGACGGCCGGCCGAAGCTCGCACTCCGTGGTAACCGCCGCGGTCTTCGTCCTCGAGAGCGACTGAGAGAAGGCCCGCTCGCTCTGGGTCGCAGACACGCGGTTCAGCGTCACCGCGCCACCGCGAACGGGCTCCGTGGTCGACTGCGTCTGGTCGATGTTGGACTTGAGGTCGGCGATTAGGCGCCACATATCCGGGTGTGGCGAGTCCTTCATTAACGGTCTGATCGCGTCAAGTTGATTCACGCTCCAGATTCGGCCAGGCTGAAAGAGCGTGCTCACGTCGGGAGGCAGGCCGGCGCTTTTTGTGGACAACCAGACCGGAATGACGCTGAGAAGAAGGGCGTCGAGGTGGAGGTTATACATCTTGTCCATGTGGGTGTACATGGGCGCGGTCTGCTTCAGGTCGGAAAGCCCGAAGAACGAACCGGACTGAGGGTTGTTCCTGAGCGCGACGTAGGGATACATGCCGTGGGCGAGAGGCATCTCGGTCTTGCGGTTGATGATGGTCGAGCGATTCAAGACAATCGCGTAAGGAACCTCATCGTGCCGGCGCCAACACTCGAGAAGCTCGACCGGCCGGTCGTCTTCGCTGAGGCTGTTCCAGAGCATTGACCGCCACCCGCTGATACCGAGCATTGTCGAGACTTGTTCGTCCCAAGTCGAGATCGAGTTCGTCGGGCAGCCGTTGATTCCATGCTCGACCTGGCCGGCGTGGAAGATGCCGCCCGGCTTGGCCCGATCGCGCACCCATCGCGCCGTCTTGACAGAGCGCTGAATGATGATCGGCTGGTCTTGCATCTCGTACACCCGAGGGTCGAAACGCAGGCTGAAGATGTCCTGGTTCGAGATGTCCGGCGCGTTCCTCTGCATGACGTTTTTCCAGCCACTCGACGGCTTGTCTGGAATGGCGCCGAGGCCGGACTTCTGAACGATGTCGCGCCACGCGTTGAACAGCATCCGGCTCTGGCCAGGGAAGTCTTCGCGCTGGTCGTCAGGATCAGGCGCTGGTATTCCAGACCGCATCGAGGCATCCTGGACTCTTCGTTGCCAGTCGTCGACCTCGCCAGGCTGAACGGTCAAGAAGACCTTGGAATACCGCGGGCGGTTTGAGATCTTGAAGACGTTGGTGCCGTAAACGCGTTTGTTCCGGATGGCTATCTGAAGGGTGACCGGCCAGTTGTTGACGACTAGGGTGTGCTGGATGAGCCGCTCAACCGCCTTGGAATTCTGCTGATCCTCCTGCCCAATCCCTTCGGCCTGGACCCACGGGCTCGCCGAGAGCATGATGTCCAGCTCGGCGGAGACCGCGGTGTCGATCGCGCTCGCGCCGTAGGGAATGTGAAGGTTGCTCCTCCACATCTCGTGTTTCTTCCGCGGGTCTCTGATGTTCCCGAGGTAGAGGCCTGCGTGAGACACAGCCTCGCGGTAGAGGCCCTGGCAATTCAGCTCGAGTTGAGTGTTGACTTGGGTGAGCCACGAGACGAGATCGTCGTGGCCCTTCGCCCCAAAGCCTCCGAGTGGCGCCTCGGTGTCGGTCTCTTCTCCGACGGCTCCGAGCGCGCCAAGGGCCGGTGGAGCGACGACGCCCACTTAGGCGCCTTTGGCCAGTTCCGCGCGTCTCGAGTTAACCGCGGCGAGGATCCCTGGCACATGGAGAACCATCGCACCGTGACGAACTACGAACTCATCCAAGGCGTGCTTGTTGGCTTTCTCAATGATCGCCATGGCCTCCGCCTTCGCCAGATCGACTGCCTTTGCCTGTTCCGCTTTGGCGAACTCATCCAAGGCGGGCATGTTGGCTTTCTCGATGATCGCCATGGCCTCCCCCTTCGCCAGCTCGATCGGCTGTTCCTCTTTGGCGACTTGAACCTTCTTCGGCTTTGATACCTTGATCATTGTGATCTTCCTCGGTTTTTCAGGCATTGACGCTGTTCCAGTACGAGTCGACCTCGCCGATTTCCCTTGACCGCTTAATAGTACCGTCTTCGGCAAATTCGGCCGGGTTGATCTCTTGCGTGAGCCACGCGGAGTGCGCGTCATAGAGGTCATCGACGAGGCCTGGCTTGTTGTACTCGCTCCCAAAGGTCCTTCCGGTCTTCTTGTCCTTCTTCCGCGTGAGTCCGCCGTTCATCATCTTCAGGCTCTGTTTGCAGGCGGGGTCCCAGATGATTCCAGGCCAGCCGTCTGGCCGGCGCCTGAGAAGTGCCCGCATGACCTGTTCGCGCGTCTCGAGGTGAACGTAGGCGGTCTGGAGGTAGATCCCAGACGACGCCAGGACGTCCGCATCGGTGCGCTCCGTGGTCGTGACGATCGTCGACGGGCGCACCGCCTCGGGAAGCCCGTGGTCAATCCACTCTCCTGTGCTGTGCTGGAACCACGGGGTCTCAGGGTAACCGCTCTCCGGGTCGTTGATCTCGTTGATGATCTGCAAAGCCCGCGTCATCGCCTGTCGCTCGATCTTCTCGATGTCGAGCTGGCCGCTCAGATACAGAACCAAGTCCCTGAACTGGTGGATGTCGATGTTCGTCGGCGCGATCTCTCGCAATACCCACACGCGCCCGGTGTCGTCGATCTGACCCCACACCACGGCCGGCCTCGAGGTCCCGAAGTCCCAACCGCGGTAGATCGGCAACCCTGGAATCACCCCGGGCGCCGGCAGCGTGAAGGCCTTCGTGCCCCGGCGAATGAACTCCGGGAAGTAGGCGTCGCCGGCGCGCGCGGACCAGTTGATCCCGAACTCCTGATCGAACTCGAAGTCCGACTCGAACTTCGCCTTCATCGAGTCGAACCACTTCCGGGTCCGCCTGTGCGCCTGGCACCACCACCGGAGGGTTATGAGGCAGTGACCCCTAGAGGTCGCGTGAGCCTCTATGCCGTCATCGAAGAACGCTGGATATTCCACTCAGCGCGTGGCGGCGTGGACGATTGCGAAGTCCATCACTTCAACCTAATCAGGGAGCGCACTACTGACCGGGACCGCTTCTTGCGCCAAACCCCATCCCCGGTGTCAGACTCGCGCTTGCCCGCTGGCCCCGTCGGCGAGTCACTGGCGGCCGTAGCAGGCGTCAATGCTCCGGCAACCGCCCTAGCCCGCTGGTACTCCTCGACCCGTACCCCGCGGTTGTTGCCGCCAATCTCGATCACGCCAACTTCGCGCAGTGCGATCTCGGCTAACTCGCGGACCACGGTTTTACTCCTTGATCGCCTTGACCACGACATCACTGACCTGCTCCGGGGTGAGCGAGTTCGGATGGACCCCCGTGGGCAACTCCAGCACCTTCTCCACCGCGGCACCGATCTGCTTGGCGGTCGCGTCATTGGGCATGGCTACTGTGTTGGGCGCAGTCAGCCGGTGCGCGAGGCCGATCATAATTGCCGAAATCAGCATCAGCGCGACACGCTTCGGCTCAGTGAACACCAACCCGATATCGCCACCATCGGCCACCTGCTTGACTGCTTCGATGACCGCCCCGCCAACCGCCGCGAAAACCCACGCGAGCTTGTTGTTCATCCCCTGCTTGACTGCGTTGTCCATAAATCGCTGCCTTTCTGATTCGGTATCTACCGGCTCAAGTATTCCGCCGATCTGTCGGCGCAAAACCTTGACCTTGAGCCATTTGGTAAGACCCATATTACCTTACGGGGTTACGGTCCCGGTGGAGGGTCTAGACACCGAACCCTCAACGCGGAACTGAACCGAGAACGGTCCAAGCCCCACCGCGAGGAACTGCTGCTTGAACGCCGAGGATGAACCAACTTGGCGTAAGTTGGCAGAGACGTTCTCAGCCACCGGGAATCGAGCAGCATTGCAGTAATCCAGAGGGCCTTCAAGTGGGCCACCAGGCCCAACTGGGGTGATGTCAAAGGCGATCACATCCCCGATTTTGACCGTGAATGGGCCAGACGCATTGACCCCTACCACGGGCTTGCATGGATCAAGCGGTGTTGCGGTGGGACTGGGCGCGGGCGAGGGTGTCGGACTGGGCGAGGCCACAGATACAGGAAGAGGCGTTGGACCATCACCACACGCTGATTGCGTAGCACTGTAGCAGCCCACGCTGAACAGGAGTGAGGCATAGAGAAGTTGCCGCTTCATTTCGCGCACATCGTCTTGTTGACGGGATCGGGGTAGCACGGTAGCAGCCCACTTGGCACACACTCGAACGGGATCGGGGTAGCACTGTAGCAGCCCACGCTGAATAGGCGGCCAACAATGACCCCGTCGGTGGTGGTACTTGTCGCACACTCAAACGGGGTCGGGGTAGGTGAAGGTGTGGGAGTCGGCGCGGGAGCAGGCTCCGAACTCTCAACACGCCCGCTCTTGTTCAGGGGATTGAGCACCTCAGCCCTGACCGCGAACGAGCAACCGGGGAGCAGAAGGGTCGCTAGGATGACAATGTACTTCATTTCTTTACCTCGTCGCCGCGTGAACAACTTCAACGATGAACCAAGCACCCAACAATGCCCCGGTCACAGCCTGATTTATCCGGTATCGCTGCCAGAACCCAACTATTCGCATGATTTTCGCATGGGCGGAATCCGTAACTTCTCGTAATTCGCCAGCCGTAGATCGTAAAGAAACCGCTCCTGATCCGTACAGGTCCACCGTTGCCCGATCGGCGTCGGGGGGATACGTTGCTCCTGTATCAAAAGGCGAACTTGGTACGAGACTAAGAGAACCTCGATCGCGGCGGTCTTCGCCGCCTGATCGGTTTTCAGTTGCTCTATCCGAGCCTCCATCACTGCCTTCCCGTCGAATATCGCGAAACTCAATCGGAGCAGCAAAAGGGCCATGGCGACCGCTGATGAGATTGTGACCTTGGTTTCTTTCGACAGCGTTCCGGTCATTCAGCATCACCTAACCCTCCAACCCGTGTCTACGGGCAAACCAATCTCTGGCACGGGCGGTCCCAAGCAACCACGTCATTAGAACCAGAATCGCTTTCAGCCCAGGCTTGCCTTCGAGGTACGCCTTAATCTTGTTGTCGAGGACACTCATGGGTGTTTCCTAATCGCGATGCGGGAGTTGTGGACTGCCAGAGCGGCATTGACCGCAACCGCACTCCAGCGGAGGACGGTGGCTCCACGGTTGTGCCCGGCTCTCCGAAGTTTCCAGATGGCGAGTCCGGTTGCGGATACCCCGGCTAGCTTGAGTGCGAGCCTGCTCTCAGCATCGGGGCCAAGCGGGTTACCCTCGGCGCACACGTTGCATCGGCGTAATGCCCAAGCAGTAGATCCCAGGTCTGCGGCGTGGGAGGCTACAAGCCATGTGAGGTCGGAAGCGAACTTATCGGCTACGCGCTCGACCGGAACCACCGGCTGAACCTGCTC